CCCTGGCCACTGCGCATGGCCTCTGCAACCGTAGCTTTGAACAGTGCTTTGGCTTTTTCTCCTTCTGCGGGGTCGATGTACAGATTGACGGCAGATAGCGCATCCATCATCTGCTTGCGGGCTGAGAGCATGCGCTCTTGCTCGCTAAAGATCGATGACCCGTAGTAGCTGCTTGCGATGCTACTCAGGGTCTGCATGCTGCCAGCCGTAGCCAGCAGCTGGGTCTGCAGCTCTTCGCTGATGCCCTTGAACATGGACATGCTCTGGCCCAGCGCATCAAACCCGGCTTTGTTGACTGCGATCTGGGACAGCGCCGCATTGAGCGTGTCCAGGTCGGTCGCCGCCGCCAAGATGTTGTCTGCCCAAGCTGGTAAGTCCATAGCCATGAAGGCCGACTTGACGTCGCTGGCAATGGCCGTCAGGTACTGCTTGTAGCCCTCTTCGCCATCTGCAAACTCTTTGGGCGCCCAACGACTGCGCCGCGTGTCTTGCCAATTTACAAGAACATTACCAACAGCGTCGGCAATCTTGAGGCTACCCCAGGCGCCGTCACCGGAGCTGTCGTCGGCAAAGGCCGTATAGATGCTGTAACCGGCCTTGTTGCCGAAAGACGTAGCAACACTGTCGAGAGCTGAGCCAAGGCCTCCTGCAATTGCTGTTACAGAGCCTTGCACTTGATCATTCCATCGCGCTCCAAAGTTGAAATTGGCACCGTTGAAGATTGAATTTCCACCACTTACAGCACCGTCTTTATAGATAGCGCCAGCACCTGTATGTGGTGTACCAGATTTGTCGAAGCCTTTAATGATGCTGTATACAGCAGACGCAGCCGCTACCCATGGCGCAACAGCGCCAATCATGGTGCCAATGCCTGCAGCCGTACCGCCAGCGCTCACCAGGGTAGCGCCTTGGCTAAGGCCTGCTGTCAGCCCCAAAGAGCCTCCAGCAGCGATACCAGAGCCAAATGCTGTAGCCGCACTGGCACCAAAACTGGTGCCTAAGCTGGCAATAGTTCCACCAATGCCCGCAGTCAGGTTTCCAGAAAAAGCCGACCACAGCGATTGACCAGAGCTGATGGCCGACATGGTGCTGGAGCCGCCCACCTGCCCTGCTTGTGCCGTGCCAGTTCCCAACACTCCACCCACTACCCCTTGCACCACCGGCTGCAGCACCAGCGTGGCAAACAGGCGCTTGAGGTACTGGGCGGCATCCTTGCCACCGCCCATGATGTAGTCGGCCAGCGTGTCGCCGATCAGCTGAGAGGTCTTTTCCCACTCCGACAAATAGACCTTGCGCTCCGCATTGGCGATCTTCTTCATGGAGTTCTCACGCGCGCGCGCCCGAGCCTCTATGCGGGCCGGCTCATCCAAGTCAAGATTGCTGTCGATGCTTGCAATCTCTTCGCGCAAGTCACGCTCAATCTGCAGCTTGGCAATGGCAATGTCGCGCGCCGCGCTAGTGCGGCCAATCAGGCCCTCCTGCAGCGAAAGCATCTCAGATTCATCGCTAATGGCCTGTGCGGATTTATCCAGCGACACCCAAAGCGCTTCGCGCGCCTTCGATTGCTTTACGTAATCCTCTGCCAGCTCATCCTGCAGCTTTAGGTAGTCCTCATAGGCATCTTGTGCACGCTTGGTAGCTACAGCCTCGCCTTCCATGGCCTTGGCAATGGCAATTGAGGCTTGAATTTGGGCCACTGCAGCCGCGCTGACCTTGCCTTTGCCCTTGGCCAGCAAGCTGTCCAGCTCAATTTGCAGCTTTTGTGACTGCGTGAGCTTGGAGCCTTGCTGTGCTTGGATTTGCAGGGACTGGACGTAATCGGCTGCTTTGTCAGCAAGGGTTTGGTAGGCGTTTTCCTGCTTCTTTAGCGAGGATGCGCCAGAGTTACCGGACTTCGCCATCTTGGCAAGCTGCTCGTCCACACCCTTGATGCGGTCGCGCAACTGCTCGGCTTGTTTGCTTGAGCCTTCGCCAGCAGATTCCAGTGCCTTCAACGCTTCGCGCGCCTTATCACCATTCTTGCGCACCTCCGCCATGCGCTCAGCAAGGGATTGATAACTCTTGGTTGCGTCCAGCGCGGCCTTTGTTTGATCCTCCAGTGCTTTGCGCTGCCCCAAAATGGCTTTGCTATTGCCCATACCATCGGTGTAAGCTATGGCTGACGCACCACCATTCATCAAGGCCTGCTTATCTGCTAAAGCTTTGCGGTATTCGCTTGCCACAGCAGTTGCGCGTGCAATCTCGTTTTTGTACCAGACCTCACTGCCAAACTGCCCTCCTAAAGATTGCAGATGTTTGAGCTGCTCTTCAGCATCTGCTGACTTGCCAGACAAGATAGCCAATTGCTCAGCATTGGTTTTGAGCGCATCTGGCAGCAATGCCATGTTGGTTTGCAAGTCAAAGATGCCGCCAGTCAGCAAATTGATTGCGCCGTTCAGGGTGTTGGCTGCCAAATTCAGGGTTGCAAAATCCATGCGACCGGCTGCGACTGCTGCACCTTGGCCCAAGGCTGATATGGCCCCCGCACCCTCTGCCGATGCGCGAGCAATGGTTTCTTCGATGGCGGTCATATCGCGAGCAATCGCATTCATCTCCGCCGCCATGGCTTTGCTAACACCAGAATCCCCGGCCTTCTGCTTGAGTCGCTCCCAGGCGTTATCAAAACGGTTGACCGCAGCATCAAGACGGTCGGCCGCCTTTTCGGCTGCCCCCCCTAGACTCGCCTCCAGCTCTTTGGCGAACTTGGGCAAGAAATCTTCGGACACAACTTGGCCCTGCTCCAGCATCTTGCCAAGCTCAGCAGTAGTGACGCCCATGGCGCGTGCTGCGATTTGGAATGCACCTGGCAGGCGCTCCCCCAGTTGGCCGCGCAACTCTTCGGCCTGGACAGTCCCCTTGGAAACCATCTGCTGCAGTGCCAGAAGCACGCCGCTATTCTGCTCAGCAGACAGCCCCATCACGGCCGACGCCTTCGCAACCGACTCAAAGACCGCGCGCGCCTTCTCGCCTTCAAGAGTGGTTCCTTTGGCGGCAGCCTGAAACTGCATGTATGACTGCGCTGTACTTTGAAAGGCTAAGCCAAGCCCGTCGGTTGTCTTTCGTAAATATGCAATCTCGTCTGCACTGCCGCGCGCCGAAGCAAAGTCCAGACCAATGCGCAAACGTTCTGCTGCTGCGCTCGCCTCAAACAAGGCTGCAGCACTGTCTTTTGCCCAAGCAACTACTTGCAACCCAACCAATGCTTGTACACCACGGACAGCCATTTGCAGGTTCGAGGCCAGCCCCTCATTTGCAGAGGCCATAGCATTGGCGCTTTTTGCTGCATTCGCTTGCGCAACCTGCTCTTGCTTCAAGGCGTCAACCTTGTTCCCGATTGCACGGGCAACCTCTTGAGCGGACGCACTCATGCCCTTGGATTGAGCGATATAGGCGGCCTTTTCACCGCGCGTCATGCTAAGCTGGCGCGCTTCGTCGTACAGGCCCTTGATGTATTTCTGCTCTTCGGCCGATAGCTGGCCCATCGCACGACGTAGGGATTCGGTGCCTGTTACCGCCTCACGAGCTTGCTGCCCCATCCCGCCAAGTGCACTGCCAGCCTTTTGCGCGCCATCCGCCACGCCTTTAAGGTCGGGGGCACCTTTGGCTAAGCTCTCAAGGGTCCTGCCAGTCGATTTGGCGGCACCCTCGATGCCGCTCATTGCCTTTTCTACTTTGGGGCCCTGCTCGGCCAAAACCTTCAAGGTCTTGATGCCGCGCTCAACTCCATCGGTATCCATGCCGACGCCGATGCTTGTCACTTCATTTGTCATAGCGCCACCAAATAAAAAACCCGCTGGGCGCATGCCATGCGGGCAATAAAAAAGCCACCCGGAGGTGGCTTAGGGAAATTCGTGCGCGTTATGCGCTTTTGAAAGGATCGGCACTTCCACAGTGCTTGCATATAGAGGCATCGCGCCGTATCTGTTCGCGACAAGAGTTGCATCGGCGCAAGATGCTGAACTGACTTGCTGGCGTTTTCTCAGGAATCACCAAAAGAAAAACTCCTGCAACCAAGGGGCTTGCCAGCAAGGCGATAAAAAACCAGCCAACACCCGAGCGTCCACGCTTGTCGGCAAATATTCCGCAAGCGACAGCCAGTACAAGCCAACCTAATGCAATTGCCATAACGCCTCCTCTGATTGAATGCGCCGATGGTAGCAAAGGCTACAGACAAAGAAAAACCGACTCACGGGCGGCTATCTGGCTTCAATCTATTGGCCTATAGATAGCAAGCGGAGTAAATCCGAAGTCACCTTCTGGCCGTCCGAACCCCTGTCGCAAACCTGACAGAACTTGTGCCATTCCAACTTGCAGCGGATTGCTTAAGTTCTGGATTGAAGCGAGCAAACCATTCTCAACAGTGCTTGGTTTTGCATCCAAAACTCCTATAGCTATCCATTCTCCAGGAATGGTTGGACCGTGCTTAAAAGCTAGATCGGCAGGGCTAATGGTGAGTTGTTCTGGATCCAGCGTTGCCCAGCATGCTGCCTCGGCATTGGAAATCCTAAATTGCAAAGAATGCGGTAGCAACTCAACCATTCCGAGGATTTCCTCAGTGTTCTTTGCCTCTTGCTGCGCTGCTTTTTTTTGAGCCCCTGGTTTTGCACCTGCAATTGCTTTGGCATTTTCCATTTTCACAATTGGCTTCCAAAGCTTCTGCAGCATACGAACATCAGATATGTAAATCTGGCCGCTAATAACAACGATTTGCCCGAATGCAGCAGAGCCTAAATCGTCAATTAGCAATCCGCGATTGTTGAGCTCCCGGATTACATTTAGAGGCGCCGACCAAGAAGCATCGAATTGGCGCTCAATTGCTTCTTGTACCTTATCAACGCTTGATGACTCTCCGCCGATTCCTGGTACGCCACCTTTTATTTTCAAAAGCGAATCAACGCCGCTTTGGCTGCTTTTCTTGATGGCAACTAAGTGACCATCATCAAAAAGCTGTGCTGACAGTACAGACAACCTCGGTTGGTCTGCATAAAGAAAATCAACGAGGAAGTTTTCCTCTTGAGAGCCTTGCTCCGCGTTTGATGTCATTGTCGACCCTTGCTTTGTTTTTATTGAAGTCTACTTGCTTCGACTTCAAAGCATCAAGGATCTTTTCCGCGCCCTCGCCCATGTCAGCTCTGGCTTTCTGGGTGCCCTTGAGGAACTGGCGGAACGCGTCAAGTTGTAAGTATGTCATTGCGACCTCCTCTTGAGCACGTGCATAAAGGGTAGCACAAAGGAGCATTCAAACAAAGGAACATTCGAACAGACATGTGGCTCACCTGTTAATTGATAAGTGACATCGCCTTCGGTCAGCTATTCACTCTTCGGTGCAAACTCGCGCATCGTCTCAAGCGCCTCAGCCTCCAGCACCATCAGATCGTCATGCAGGTCGTTCCACTGGTCGTCATCCAGTTTTTTCCGTTCCATGAGCGGATAAATGGCCTCCCACTGCAAGCCGATTGGAACGCCGCCCATGGGTGGTGATCGCCAGCGGGTGCCCACGCGCCGGAAGATATCGAGGGCCAGCTCGTTATCCGGCCAGACCTCAACAATCTCCGTTTGGTAATCCTCCAGTTCAAAGCCTTCGCTCTTGGCCTCGGCTTCGGTGATGGGGGGTTCGTACAGAGCGCGGGCAATGGCTTTTAGTTTCCCAAGCGGCCCTTGAATAGTGCAGAGTCGATGTTGTTCAGCAGCGCAGCAATCGATCCGGGCAGGATGTCTTCCAGCGCTACCAGGTTTTCTGCAGTCAGTTCGTCTTCCAGATCCCAGTCGGTGGCCACCTTCATCGCCAGTTCGGCCGCTTCCTTGGCGCCGTCGTTCACCATCTTGGCAAAGCTGAATTCGCCTTCCTCTGTAGGATTCTTGCGCAGGGTAGCAATGTGCCCATCGCGCATCTCGGCCCAAGTGGACTTGCGCACAGCGTTGATGGTCACGCTAACTTCAACTTTGGAGCCATCAGGGCGCTCCACAGACACCGGAATGGTGATGGCTGGAAGGGCTTGTGCCAGCAGCTTCAGGGATGCAGCAGGAATGGATTTGGTCTTTTCTTTGGTCATGTCAGTCTTTCAGCAGAAGGAAATAAGAGCCCGCGCCGCACCACCGCCTCTGCTGAAGGAGACGAATGGCGCGGCCGGTGCAAGAGGTTTGGCTGGATAGCCAGAAAATGAAACCCGTTCTAGGGATGGCGTGATTACGCGGCGTAGCGCGTAGAGACGTTCTGTGCGTTGAATGTGCCCTTCACAGTCACAGCTTGGCCTTCTGTCAGGGTTTCTTCTTCATTGAAGGAAACCTTGGCAGGGATCAGCGAGACTGCGCCTGTTTTGGCGCGGCGGCGCACCACGGTGTCTGCATTGGTGTCAGAAAGCATCTTCAGCGCCGAATAGGCTGGCGTGCCAATCATGTCGGCATCCATATCGAAAGTGCGCTGCACGGCGTTGAATCCATCGTTCAGCACGATTTCCACATCAGACTCAATGAACTTGATGTTCACGGTCTTGGCATCACCACCACTGGAGCTGTGGTTCATGGTGCGATCCAGATCAACCCAGGTGGATACTTTGCGCACAGAGCCGGCGCCACCGCCGGGGGTGAACAACTCGGTATTGCTGGTGTCGATGCCTTCCAATACAAAAGCGTCTGTGGTCACCGACTTCACTCGGGCAGCACGGAAATTCAAGCGCCCCCAGCCACTGTAGATCAGCAGAATGTCGCCAACGCTGTAGCCGTGCGCAGTACTGGAGCAAGTGGCTTCCGCAGCGTTGGTAATAGCGGTGATAGTTTTGGCTGCAGCAAGTGCAGTGGCCACCGAGTGAACGGTGCCGTTTGGAGTACGTGCCATGATTTGGCCCTTTCAGAAACAAAAAAGCCGCTCGGCTTTCGCTTTGCGGCTCGGGTTCGCCCTTGTCGGGCACAAAAAAACCCGCTTGAAGCGGGCTACTGAAATTGAAGGGATGGTTGTAGGCAGCGCATCAATGCTTCAACACGCTGCTTGAGGGGTGGTTTTCGCGCTTTGTGCTCATTGAGGCCGCGCCCACACAGGCTGGCAAAGCGGTCCTGAGCATCCAACGCAGCCTTGGCCTCGTAGAACTCCTGAATCAGCGATGGCACTGCGGAGTTTTGCTCCAGCACATCAAGCACCCAACGGCGGAAAGCCTGAGCTTTGTCAGTGCGTGCAAACATGCCAATCAGGTGTGCGCCTCGCAGGCTGAATACGCGGGCTCTGGTGGAGAGATTCCCCGAGACGCCCAAAGTGGGTGTCTCGACAATGCACGTCATTGAGCTTGTGAACTCCGCCTTGTGGCGATCAAACAAGCGAGTCACCTTGTCCGCATTGGAGTAACCCAGTGCGCGCGCAATGTCCGCTGCACTTGCCCACTTCTTGCCATCCTTTTCAATCAGTCGGATAGGCTGGTTTTGGAACATGAGTTCTTTCATCATTTGCCTTTCGGAAATAAAAAAACCGCCCGAAGGCGGTTTGGTTAACGATAGGTTTGTCAGCGGGGCAAGGCCTGCCAGCTGATGGAGACAGGCACGCGATACCAACCTTCATCCGTGAAGCCAGAGCCAATGGCCGGATGCTTGTAGATGGTCAGCGTGTGCACGCCCAAGTCCATTTGGGTGTCTACAGGGAAGTGAGACGCCACTTGGTGGGCCAGCGCCACAGCCGCCACCTTGCCCTCCCCTGCCGGGTGAACAACCGTCACTTGCAAGACGCCGCGATCTTCCCGAAGGTCGTTGCTAATGCCATGCTCAATCGGGGAGTTGCGCAGCTGGTTCACTTGCAAATAGGCTTGGCCGGTGGCGGGCTTGAAGGCCACATCCTCCCAAGCAATGGACGGCGCACCCGGCAGGGTCAATAGATGCTGCTCAAGGGCTGCATCAATCAGGTTTGGGTTCATTTCACTTCCCTCGCAGCCTTGGCCACGGCTTCCTTGTAGCGCTGCACTGCAATCCGAACGACACCACTAGGCATTTGCTGCGACCAGCCATATTCCAATCGATGTGCATACGGAAGGTTGTTAACGATCCAAATCGTTTGCCCTGGCTTCCAAGTGGCCAAAGCTTGGCGCAGGCGCTCTTTAGAGCCCTCGCCAGTCTTGTCCACTGCGTCTGTGGTGCTCTTGTCCATCGCGCCAACAGACGACATCCAGTTGTTTTTAAAACGCCCCGTATCTACCGCCGATGGGTCAATCATGTCGCCGCCAATTTCAGTAGCTGCACGCCGGACAACCGTTTCAGCCTTATCGCCTGCAGCAAGTGCGATTCGCTTCAAATCAGCAGCGAACCCCATCACACACCCCGCAGCTGCACGATGTACAGCACAGGCTGCCCAGCAGGTGCCACAGCTGCCACGTGCTTGATGCTGAAAGTCTTGCTTTCACCCAAATGCATGGCTGTGACCGTGTGCGCCGTGCTGGGCGTTGCCGCGATCTGCGGAGCCAGCAGCAGCTTTTGGTCGCCGTGCATGATGGTGGTGCCGTCGATTTCCCGCTGGGTGTAGTCCAGCAGCACGCCGACGCCCTCGGCAGTCGTGGCCGGATTGGCTGGCACAACGCCTACACCGGGGACGTAGCCGCCGCCAGAGCCGGGGATGTTCAGCGTCACCGCTTGCCCAGCTTCCTCGATGGCCTCCAGCGCATCAGCTGCGATTTCGTCGTAGTCGATGGCCATGGCCTACCCCCGCACCAGCTTTAAGCTGTACCCGCTGCCATCGGTCAAGCCCTTGAGCAAGTTGTCGATCACCGGGAAGGCTGTCTTGCCACCCTGCGTGCCTTCTGCCCACTTGGTGGTGATCGGCCCCACGGTGGATTCGGTTTTGACACGGCCATCCGTATCCTTGAGCAGCTGCCTTTTGGATGCCCGTACAGCCGCCTCGCAGCAGGCCGCTTTCACACGGTCATGGACTGGCGCAAGGTGCTCAGGCGCGATGCTGTAGGCCGTCAGCAGGTACTGCGTGGCCTGGCGCAATGCAATCTCTTGCTTGGCTGCTTCGGTTGGCCATGCGTGCCCATAGTTGCCCATGTAAGCCGCAGCCTCTTCAAGGCTCACAAGGCTGTCATAGCCCTCAGTTGGTGCGACTGTCAGCATGGGTTACTCCTTGGGGGCTTCGGCTGGCGCTTCTTGCTCATGCTCGGCTTCAGGCTTGGCCTTGGCTTTGCCCTTGGTTTTGGCTTCGGCTGGCGCTTCTTGCTCTTTCAGCGGCTGCCCCCAAGCAGAGGCACGCACCATGTCAATCAATTCAGGCATAAGCCCTCCTATGAGAAAAAGCCCCGAAGGGCCTTGGTTTACAGAGTGCGCAGGAACGCCACAGGGACTTGCTTGCGAGCGAACACGCGATCCCAAGTGGTTGCCGTCTCCAGCACCGTGTTGGTGGGGTTGCCAGCAGACGCCTTGTACTTGAAGCCTGCTGGATGCAGGATGAAGTGCTGACGGCTGTAGATGATTTCTTGGCCTTCGCCGTTGCCAGCATCTGGCACACGCTGCACCTCCATCGGGGTCTTGGGAGTGCCAAAGCCCATACGCAGGGTTCCGGACTTAAACAGCACGGCCAGGTATTTGAAGGGGTCCAGCTCAGTGCCAGCGCCAGTCACAGGCAGGCCATCATCCACCACCACGCGGCGACCCAAGTAAGTGGGGAAGTTGATGTTGGCGTCGCCGTCACGCAGGTACACGATCAGCTGCTTTTTCTGCAGTGTCGCGTACTGAATGGAGTGCATGGCGATGCAATCCAAGTCGTTCAGACGGTCGCCCATGGTCACGGTGGCATTAATGATTGCGTCACCGGCAATGGTCTTGTCGGTTGCAGACGATGCTGCGTGGTCATACAGCATGTCGCCGCTGTCGTTGGCCACGTTGTCAGCCAGCACACCCTTGAGAACCGAAATCGCGCAAGCCTGGAAACGGCGGGCCCAATAGCTGGCAATGCGCGAGCGGATGGCCGCCACGGGGTCTGGGTTGTGCAGGGCCGCCGCCAAGTCCATGCTCGACCAAGACTGGTTGCGCATAATCTTGACTGCGATCTGCTCGCCGCCGGTGATCTTCTTGGGAGTCGATTTCTGGGTATCGTCATCGCTGGACGAGTTTTCAGCGTCGTTTGCCAAGTCTTTCAGATGGCGGATATGGAAGGTCTGGCCTTCGCCGGAGGCAAAGTTGCCCAGCACATCATCTTGGGCCACGATGCCCGAATTGAAGAAGGCGATCAGCGCAGGATCTTCCAGCAGGAAGTTGGGCGTCCACAACTCAGGGACGATGACATCGGAAATTTTGGTTACTGCCATAGAGATGGTCTTTCAAAGAGAGAGTTAACGGTTTTTTGCCGCCATGTGCTGCTCTGTGAGCGTCATGGTTGCTTTGCCAGCACCTGAACCACCCGCACCGGAGCCACTAGCGCCCGTGCCCTTGAGGATTTGCTCCTTGTTGGGGTAGGCGTCCACCAGCACAGACAGGGCTTCATCAAACCCGGCGTGCTCGCTGGGGTTGGACTTGCTGTAGATGGCTTGGCCGTCTTTGCCATAGGCCACCACGCGCCCGTTTTCGACCTTGAAGGCATTGCCAAAAGCGGCTTGCACCAAGTCGGCAGGGATAGCCAAGCGCTCAGCGATGACCTTGGAGCGGGCAAAACTGCCGCCGATCAGCTCGTTGTGCAGTTGCTGCTCCAACGCCTGCTTGGCCTTTTCAGCCTCGGTCAGCTTGGTTTCCCAGTTCTTGGTGATCTCGCTGCGCACCTTGTCCACCTCGCCAGCGTCGATCAGCTTCTTCTGATCCAGCTTGGTGACGGTGTCCAGCGCCTTGGCTGCCGCTTCAGGGTCGATGCCTTCAAACGCCTTGAGCGCCTTCTCTGCCGTTTCTGCGCGTTCGCGGTGCCCCTTGGCCTCGCCGTTCAAGCGCTTGATGGCTTCGGTGGTGCCCACAGCGTCAAAGACCACGTCTTGGCCTGCGTCGTCCACATAGACGGGCTTGCCGTCTTGCACGACCACGTGGCCATTGGCGTCCAGCTTGAGTTTCATGTGCTTGCTCTTTCCGGCCATCCGGCCTGTGCTTTTGGGCTATCCAGCCCGGTGCGCCCTACTTGGCATCCACCGTGTTCGGGCAATAAAAAACCCACCGGGATTGCTCCAGGTGGGCGGGAATAAAAAAACCACCCGAAGGTGGTCAACTCGTTTCCAGCGAGAAGTAATCAGAGAGGCAGCGCTACTTGCGCTTGACTTGCCAGATGCTCAACACGCTGCTCCAGTGGACTCTTGCGCAAGCGCCACTGATTCAGACCGCGACCGCACAAGCTGGCCATGGCCTTTTCGCTGGTGTACTCCAGCCAAGCCTTGTTGAACTCCTGCTGCCATCCTTTGCCAGCATTCAGGTGCTCATCCAGCACATCTAAAGCCCACGCCCGGAACTCTTTGGCAATAGCAGTGCGGGCAAACATGCCCAGCAGGTGGCAGCCACGCAGGCTAAAAATGCGCACTTCCTGCATGCCGCCAGCGGTTTGCATCTTGACCAGAGCAGTCATGTCAGATCGGAATTCGTCAGCATGGCGTGCGTAAAGCTTGCGCACTCGAACAAAGGGGGTGTCACTTTGGGCACCCCCTTCCTTGGCATACAGCACCTGGGCAATTTCCTGCAGCGTCAGGTACGGCTGGCCGCTGTGCTGGATGACATTGAACTCAAAACCATTGAAGGTCAGCTTACTCATTGGATTACCTTTTCAACGATGGAAACGAAAAAACCGCCTCGATGGGCGGTTTGCTGCATGGCTGCTTGACAGCTCTTGATATGAAAAAAGCCAGCGCTGGGCTGGCTTGGTTTATTTGACTAGCTTTGGCTTCGTCCGCCTTGGCTTTGGTTCTTTGGCGATGCGCGGCTTGGGCGGGATCAGGTCCACGATGATGCCGCGCTTCCAGCAGTGGGCGCAGATGCCCTTTTCGATCACCGTGCCTGCCTTGATCTTGCCGCCAACGATGCGATCACCGTTGCGGATCATCAGCGTGTCCCTGCCGCCGCAGCGGCTGCACTGCAACATGCCGTCAGGGCGTGCAATGTCCTTGATGCGCTCGACCATGGTGGTCTTGCGATCAGGCGGGGTGGGCGGGACAAGTTCCAAAGGCATCTCGCCATTGTGCCTACAACCCCGCCCGCTTGAAAGCCTCAGCATCGCGCTTGCGCAGGTCATCCAAGGTCAATAGTTCACCTCTGGCGCTGTACAGGTCGGCCATCTCTAGCTTGCCCTGCCGCAGCAGCCTGCCCCGCGTTGGCCCCAGCACTTCGTCCTGCCGCGCTGCGCTTTGCTTCTTGATCCAGTCCGCATAGCTGGTGTCAGCTGGTAGCTGGCCGTCCATGCTCGCCCGCGTCTTGCCGCCCACCTCGATCTCAGGCACATCGATGCCAAGCTCCTTGAAGCTCTTGAGCACCGGCACCTGGCCGGAGCGACAGCGCCAGTGCAGGCGGCCAGGCCCAGCGCCCCACGGCACCTTGTGGCCAATCGGCTTGTGCTCGTCAGGCGTGTACAGCTTCCGGTCACGAATGCGGCACTGCGGGCTTGTGCGCAAATCTAGCGTGGCTGACCACTGCAGCGCCTTGAGTAAGTCCGTGTTGGCCTGCATCACGTTGTCCTGCGCCACTCCTGCCGTGTGGGACACCGCTGTACGCACCACCGCTTCTACGTCGCGCCGGTCACGCTCGATGATGCCGTCCGAGTAGCCCTTGGCTCTGGTGCCGCGCAGCTCACGGATGATCTGGTCGGGGGTCTTGCCTTCGACAAAGCCCTGGGCAATCGCTTGCCGCACCTTCTTCATCTTGTTGGCGTCAAGGTCAGCCCACACATCTTTGAGCAGCACGCCTTGGAACGGGCGAGCCATCGCAGCCGCATAGACCTGCTCAGCACTGACGGCAGCGACATGCACAGCCACCGGCAAGTGCTCGGTCAGCATCTGGTGCTGGTAGCTGACCTCATAGCCCACGAACTCGCGCAGCTCTTTGGTCAGCTCTTGGCCCAGCTCGGCATAGGTGGCCGCTGACATAGCGCGCACGCTGGTCAGCATCGACTCCAGCCGCTCCATGGAAAACAGCGTTGGGTCGAAGTCGGCCAGCTTTTCGGTCAACTCAGCCATCAGCCGCTTGTCGGAGCGATTGAGCACGGCCAGCAGTCGGTGCAGCACGCCCGTGGTGTAACCCTGCAAGGCGACCTGGTGGCGGATCGATTCAGCCAAAAGCAGGTCGTTCACAGATTCCATCATTCAGTCCCCACGGTTCCCAGCGCTGGCTCGCTTTCCTTGGCTTTGGACACTTCGGTTTCAACGTCCAAATCCGGCGAAAGTACGCCCCTTCGCATTTGCTCACGCAGCGCGGTTTCCTTGGTAATTAACCCACCCTGCGCCATAGTCACCACCAGCTGCGCGCTGGCATCGGTCAGGCTGTTGGCCGCAAAGTCCTTGAACAGCGACACAGAGCCACCCTCGCCCGCCTTGATCCAGTCAGCCATGAACTGCAGGGCCAGATCAAGCGCGTCCTCGAAGTTCTCCACGATGCGCTGCAGCATGGACTTGTTGGCCTCGGCGTCGTTGCTGGCCTCGGTCGCCGTGCGCTGACCGGGCGTGGCCACCAGCAATTCGGCACCTGTCTGGATCATCTGTTCTTCCAGCGCCTTCAGCTCCGAGCGGCCGGCATTGACCGATTCAGCCGAGCCCTGGATCACCTCAGCCTTGGCATTGGGCGGCAGACGCACGGCCATGTCCGAAGCCATGACGATCTTGTCGTCATTGGTCAGGCCGCTAAACACCAGCAGGCGCTTACGGGCAAACCGGGCGTTTTCGTCCTGATCACTCTGGTGCTGCCAGTGCTTGATGTTCAGATCAGCCAGCGACAGCAGCGGAGGCATGCCCAGCATGAACCCCTTGCGGATGCCGTACAGCGGCACGAATGGGATGTAGCTCAAGGTCGTTGTGCCCTGCTCCTCCAGCACATAGGCTGTCTTGCTCTGGCTGGATCGCTCCACCCACAGCTCCCACTTGCCAGGCTCCAGCACGCGCACGCAGTTGACGACCTTGGTGCCGTAGCCGTCATCCTCTTCCTTGGTTTCCTTGATGCGCAGCTGGGTGAAGACCACCTTGTCGCCTGCGCGCTGGGTCTTGTAGCCCAGGATCTGGTCGTGCTTGATGTGCACCATGTAGGGCCGCGCGCCCATAGCCTTTTCATCTGCTTGCGTGCGGGCCTGGCCTTCGGTCTTGGTGTAGTCCACCAGGATGCCGCCAAAACC